AAAACATCTAGATATTGAGTTTCAGCGGCCACCCAAGTCCCATCAAATGTCTGTTCTAAACAAGTAGCTGTACTTAGGGGGTTTGAAAAACCACTAAAATAATTACCACTCATAGAAATCAAACCATTATTCGCAGACACATCTGCTGAAATTGTCAAATCAGAGCAAACTACCCCTGTTACTTTTATACCCTCACCTGCGGCTGGATAATAAGCTAAATTTACACTATGGGGCATTCCACTTGTAATAGCCCCCCCAATAGAATCTAGCCCTGATCCATCAACAGCACTAGTGTGTACAGTTGATCCACTAGTTGCTGAATCTTGTGTTACCAAAACCATGTGTTGTGCTAATGTTTTAGGTGTAGCAATCATTTCAAAAGGCATTGTAACTGTTCCACCTCTTTTATTAATAATTGTATCAGCAGAGTTTTTTACATTCCCCCTTCCACTTAATAGTCTAGATTCCCTTAAAATGTTAAAAGTTGGTTTTTGCGCCTGCATAACAGGTTGTGTTATGTATGCAGTTCCATCATTACTGTCAGTATCTAAACCTACTCCAAATGCGCTTCCTGTTTCAGCTTTTAAACCATATTTTACATTACTTACAGGGAGTACTCTTGTGTCAGCCATTATTAGCCTCCTTTATTTTATTATTTGCTTTTTTTACGAACCCCATATCAAGTAATTCGTCAGCGGCTTTTTTTTCTAAATCAACCACTTTACCTTTCTTTAATTTCTTAAGTGCACCAATATTGGCTAAAACACCATTGGGATTCACCCTATTGATTGCTTTTTTTCCAATTACCTTCATTATATAACCTCTATGTTATTACAATTAAATGTTCCAATGCCTCTTAAAAGGCTTAAATCTTCTTCATCCCTTTCATATTCAATGCTAGAAATATTTGCATCAAACCAAACTGACCCACCTGAATAAGAAGTGTTATTATGGATTAACCTTTTAAGCCTTTCCATTATATTACTTACTTGTTTCATATTGTTTTTAGTATATGTACCACCAACTTTTAATTGATAATTAATTTCAATACCATATTCTCGTTGAACCCCCGATGATAAATTAGTTACTAAATCATCTGAAATAGGAGCAATTAAAAAAGATTGAGGGGGTTTATGTTCATCATAATATATAGGTACTCCAAATTCATCATTAATTAATGTTGCAAGTGTCTCCATTATATCATCATAAATTGTGTTTGAATATGTAATTGGCATTAATATCTACTAATTGAAACTTGTTTAATTGGTGTAAATGATTGATCTAAAACCCCACTAACCTCAAGCTCCCACTCGTCGTTAGTAGCGTAAAGCCCGGGTGCAAACCTTACCCACATATTATGACCCACACTTTGCCAACCACAATCAATTACTTCTGCATTTGTGTCTTGATTTAATTTTAAACCTTTTTCATTTCTAGTGAATGTAGAATAGGTGACTGATGTGTTTTCACTCCCTGCTGTTATTGTTCCCCCGTTTGCTATAATAATCTTAATTGCATCCCATTGCGTACTTGGGATACCTTTTACATCCACAACACCACCTGTTGTATTAGCATTTATTGAAACATCTTTTAAAATACCTTTGTATTTTTGTTCTGATTCACTACTATAAAGTGATATTTGACCAGTTCTTAACAGATCTAACCAACCAGAACCTTCTTCATTTATAGCTTGGCTTTTAATTAAATCTGCTTTTTCAAAGTCATAAGGTCTCATTAAGGATTCAACTGCCATAACTGCTGTGCTTCTTACAATAATTTCAGGATAATCGTTACCTACTGCATCTGCTGTTCCAACACCTTTGTTTTTATGAATTGGAAAGGGCAAATAATTTCTTACAAAATCACTAGCTCTTTTTACTGCTTCTGTTTTTAAATCAGACCAATCTCTTGATGCTTCAAATACTGAACTATTTAGAGCAGATACTGAACTTGAGGCTAAGAAAAACTGAAAAGAATCTGTACTGCTACTGTAATTATATTCATTATCTGCATTTGGATTATCTGTAACAGCAGTCATCTCAACCCCGTCTTTATATAGCTGAGAAATATAACCTGTATTATTTAGCTGATATTGATTCGAAGTGTCTGTAGTTGTAAAGTTACTAGGTAAAACTCTTTTACCATCATATTCGGCTAAATTTGGCTCAATAAACAGTAGATCTGTAGTGGTGTTACAGTAACTATCATAATATGTACTCATGCTTTTGCCCCCGGTATAAATGGTTCATGTTCTATTATTTTAAATTCTAAACTTCTTATTCCCTCAATTATTTTAATCAACATTTCTTTCTCATCGATTGAAACATTGTCTAAAATTATATTACTTAAATCTATATGCCCTGCTAAAGCCCTACACTCCATAATAACTTCAAAGGCATTATAGTTAATCATATCTGTACTTATTTCTGTAATCTTTTCCATGTCAAATAATCTGCCGCTTCATACGGATTAAAAATTGTAGTTATTAGCCTGTTATCATCATCATGATATTTAGGGTCAATAATTGTAACTGGAGCGTTGAAAATGTTTTTATCATCTAGTCCCAACTTGTCAGCATAATTGTCCATAATTTTAAAACTTGCTACTTGTATTGCATGAGAAATTAACCCAGATGCAGGGTCTTTTAAAACTTGATAGCCAGAAATATGAGTATGCCCACAAGTTAATATATGGTCCTTCCAACCCATTTGAGCGGCTTTTGAAACTCCATGTGCTGTATTCCACATACTATGCCCCTTAAAGTAATGCCTTGCATTAATTCGTATTTGCTTTTTGTTTGGAAATCTAAGATTTAATCTAGCACCCCATTTCTCATATACGCCCTTGTGGTCCCTCATAATAAAATCTAAGGGGTCACCATCACCTGACCAGACATCATGATTTCCAGCTATCAAATAAAGCCATTCTACACTATTAACAAAATGCTCTGTAAGTCTCCACGATTCTTTTGCACTTGTTGATTGTTGCCCATATAAAAACGACAACCTACCAATCCAGTTGTTTTGTATATCCCCTAGATTTCCTGCAAACATTCCATCTGTTTTATTAATCAAATTGCACAAAGAATATATTTCTGCAATATTAGTTCCATCATCATCAATATGAGGATCACCAAAGTGGCATATTCCTATCACTCCATCTGTTTTAATGTCTATATTAATTAACTTCCTAGATTCTTTAGCCCTCACTTGTATAGAATATTTTAACTTCCTATGCTCAATCAAATCATCTATGGGCATAAATTCTGGTTCCATTTCTTGCGTAATAAAATTGGCTTTCTCTATGATCATCGGAGCAACAGTTCTTCGGTTACAGGCTCGACACCTCCATTGTTGTTTTTTACTTTTTGCCCTATATAAAAACCCACTTTTATAAATTGTCCTAGAGCCACAACTAGGGCATCCGATAATATTTCCATCAATATCTTTAACAATTTCTTCACCCATATTTAACAACTAATTCTTTAAAATGCTTTGTTGTTCCAGCACCCTTATGTGAGTTGTAAAAAGCCTTCCAATAAACTGCTTGGTCATCTAGTGATTTAGGCATAGGCTTTGGAACTCTCCAATAATGCAACCTACAACAAACAATTCCAGCTTTTAAATTTGTAGTAAGTACATCTTCCCATTTTTCTTCATCGGGGTTGGTAAAGTAACTCCAGTCAAGGTGGCATATTTCAGCTATTTTTTTAAGCAATTCTTTTCTGTATTGTAAATAATCATTACACAGCGAAACCGCTACCCAAGGTTCACATTGCCAAAATCCTCTGGCTATATTTTTTCCACCTTTTTGCATTACATACTTGTATTTGGATTCAACAATACCAGTCCTGTAAACCAACATCATGGCATCATGACTAGCATACTTAGAACCCATTTCCTCAAGTGTCTCTTTAATAACAGTAAGTATTTGTAATGAATCAATCATTATTTCTTTAATACGGCTTTAAAAAGTTTAGGTATAAGTACAACAAAAAAACTTTGAACCTTATCAATCACACTTTCAAAGAATTTTTGCTCTTGTTTTTCATTCATTACTGGTAAATTAAGTTTTTTATTTAACCATGTTGCTAGGTCTTTTTTTACATCATCACTATCCATTTTTTCTAGCATCATCTCTTCAACACTAGCCATAACAAGGGGTAAATTATCTTCAATTGTCTCTTCACTCGTCTCTATTACCATTCTTTTTAATTCATCTAAATTCATTATGTGTTTTTCCTTATTTTAAATTACTCAATAAAAATATTATTATTGCCATACCACCAAGCGTAAAATTTCTCCAGTTCTCAAGCGATCTAGTTCTACCATTAGAGATTTTAAGCTGTTCTTTTATGTCTGGCAATTCTCTTCGCAAAATTGTTTCAATACTTGCTAATCTCTCTCGAATATCACTTCTATAATCATCTATAGTTTCGTAATCCATTACCATTTTACCTTATTTGCCCAATAAGCGGCACTACTGCGACCTTTGGCAATGTTCTTAGCATGACGAGCTTTAAAAGATGCCCTTCTTGCTTTTGAGGGTTTTGTTCTTGGGTTTTTACCTGCGCCTCTTACACCTTGCTGACCAAATCTTATTAATTTTGTTTTGTATTTACCACCTTCACGATACCTAGCTAACACAATGTGAGACTTACTAGGGTGATTTGGCGTTTTTTTTGGTTTGTTATAACCACTTAATCCAAACCTTTTTAATCTAGGGTCTTTCATTAGTGTTTCCCATTAATTCGACTTAAAGAGCCATCTATACGAGAAACTTGATTGTCTAAATCATTAATTTCTTTAGTCAATGCGTCAAATTTGCGATCCAGCTTGTCATCAGATTGATTCCACCTTCCTATAAGTTTAATTATCATCCCTTCTGTATTCTCTAAAGTCTCAGACTGCCCCTTGTTTTCTATTTTTAAATTTTCTAGTGTTTCTTGTTGTGATGCTTGAGATTTTATTAAATTAGTAATCATAAACCCAAAAAGGAGTGAAATCATTCCTGTTGCGCCTAAAGTACCATATGCTTCTAATAGTGCAGTTGTGTCCATCAAATACCCTGAACACATTTTAAAAACTTAGTTAGTACTCTTTTTGTTTCTTTATTTTTACCTAAATTTCGCATAACCATAAGATATACTTGACTCCTAACATATGATTCTTCTTTTTCACTCATTTTTTTTATCCAATTCAATATAATCTGTAACAGTAGAATTGCTTGATTCTAAATTATTAATAAGAGTAGTATATCCCAAAGGCAGATAATCTATAATAATCATAGGGTTTGTGATAAATTTACTTTTCTTAGTTGTTTTTTTCATCTATGAAAAACTTTATTTGCTATTAGTTTATGTTTCACAATGTCAATACGCCCATGATCATCAGAATCTTGTAATTTTTTACATTCCTTCACATACTCGCCTTCAATTTCTTCGAAGCCATCACTCTTTATAGTGATAGTGTCACCAACTCGTAAAAAATATTTTTTATCGGTTGGGTATGTTAATGTAATAAAACTTCCATCAGCCAACCGAAGTTTCTTCTGCATCCCCTTTTTATTATTCAAGTGGATTACTACATCATAATCATGAGCGTGTCGAATTATCATTAACCTGCAAACCTCTTTCTATCTTTACCAAAATCATGCTCATCTCCCGGGTCATGTGGTGAATGATCATTAGACTTTGCAATAGACTCTTCTATCAACCTAATAAACCCATCTCTTGAAACTGCTAACTGTTGTTGAATAAAATTATTAGAGTTTATTTTTTCATCTATGTTTTTTAAATGTAAATACATTTGTTTTTGTTCATCATTTAAATCATCATTTACATCATACTCTTTGCCATCACGAGAACGATAAATTGGCGATTGATTTTCTTTTTTAGCCATTATTATTTCCTTTTTTTTATTTGTTTTCTAATGCTTCTATCCGAGCAGATAATTCTTGTACAGCTTTAATAAGAGGCATAATAAACTTTCCATAAGCCAATCTTTGTTTTGTATTAATTCCTTCTTCCCATCCACTAAACCCAACACTCATTTCGTCCATCACTTCTTTTACCTCTTGAGCGATTAAACCATCCCAAGTTTTACCGCTTGATTTTTTAGACGGATTTTCAATACCAAATTCTTTTGGATATTGAGAAGTGGATTTTGTTTGATAGGTAATAGGTCGAAGTTTGTTAATAAACTCTAATCCTAATTTTGTGTCTTTGATATTTTTCTTAGTTCTTAGATCCGATGTAACAGTTATGTCACCACCATCTAAATCATAAGTCATAGAATTGGTATTATTACCAATTTCTACAACATTATCATTTGCAGTATTTAAACTAAGACCTGTGCCAATAACAATACAACCCTGCCTACTGTTTGTATCAACATCTGCTTGTGCTCCTAAAAGTATATTTTCTATTCCTGTTGTAAGTGTTATTCCGGCTTGAAATCCTACGGCAGTATTTTTATTATTTGCACCGGTGCTAACATTTTCTAAGGCATTATTACCTACAGCAACACAATAATCTGCTGTTGTACAATCTAAAAGAGCATTTGAACCTATAGCAATGTTCTGTTTGCCCTCAGTAATATCTGTTCCTGCCTTATATCCAATACAAGTTGTATTACTTGCATTGTCATGGGTGATATCCATCCCTGCTTGATAACCAACTAATGTGCAATTAGCTTGAGTATCAATCTCTAAACCAGCTTGATATCCTACGGCTACATTACCAGCCCCGGATGTTAATTCCTTCAGGCTTTGATAACCGATTGAAACCGTTCCTTCTTGAGTGTTATTTCCAACACCTATTGCTTGTCTACCAATTGCGACACAATTATCTGGGCTAACTGAGTTATACATTGCACTTGAACCAATAGCTACATTTCCGGTAGCAGAAGTAGAATCAGCAATAGTATCTGCCCCAATAGCAACATTATGAGATGCCGCTGACACCGCTCCGGTTCCCATTGCTGTTTGTCCAATTACTACATTGTAATCTGAACCATTGTCTGCGCCACAATTAAAAGCACTTGCTCCAAAAATTGTATTACCTGTATTAGAATTGTCATTATTAGATAGTGAGATTCTAGAGCTGGCATCAAGAACCATTCTCACCGTTCCAGCAATACTTGTTTTTAAAACATCATCAGCACTTTCAAATAAACCTGTATCTCCATCGCCAAACCCTAAAGTAGGGGCTGATGATCTATCACCTACAGCCGCATTCATTACTATTGCCGGGCCTGTGCTATCTTGTTGAATGTTTATAACTGTAGTGCCTGTCGCAGAAGTATTATCATTAATTATTTTTAGTAAACTGCGAGAGCCTGTTGATGAAGAATCTGATTCAATTAAAATAGCACCACCTGTCGTTAAAGAGTCCATATTTGCCATCCTAATTCCAAATCCTTCTGTAAGAACTGGGTCTGCAAAATAAATTATAGAGTCGCTTACAGTTTCTGAATCAATATAAATAGATGCACCATCTCCTCCGTTATGATCTAAAAACAAATCTGTTGAAGCGGCATCATTATGAATTTTTAAACAATTCGTGCCTGTTGCATTACCCTCATCATTAACAATTCTCATTAAATTTCTCGAAGAATTATCACTATCTTTTGAATAAACATCTAGTAATGTGCCTGTTGTTAAAGCCGCATCTGCACTACCACTTCTAATTCTCACACCATATCCAGAAGTCATGCTCCCAAAGACCATATCAACACCTACCGCATCTGTGTTTTCAGCATCAATCTCGAGTGCAGTTTGATTATAATTTTGATCGATTGTAATTTTATTGTTGTTGTTTATTGTGAGTGGAGTGTCAAATCCACAACTTGAATCTGCTGAACCTGTTCCACCTACATGAAAATACCATGTACCATCATATGAAGTAATTGTACCACAATGATCCCCAACAACTCTTCTCCAAGTTCCAGAGCCATCTAAATATGCATTTTGCGTTAATGCTACATTTGAATAAGGAGTGTAGCCACCACCTATACCACTTCCACCGTTACCAAGCTGAATGCCTCTCCAACTAGCGTGCCATGAACTTGGTGTAATGTTCATTCCTATATTTCCAGCCGAGTCAATACGAACCTTCTCAGTAGCCGCTTCACTCGCTCCTGTAGAAATTATTAAATCTGTTTTATTATTGTCTGCCGCAAAAGTGTCAGTTGCAACAGCATGAATTGATGCACCTGTTAAAATTGCATCTGTTCCGCTAGCTTCTAATGGTGCTTTAAAATCAATCTTACCTAACACATCATTTGCAACAACAGTTGTTTCTTTTGTGCTTAAAGTTAAAACTGCTCCTGTAGTGGTTAAACCACCTTGAATTTCAACTAGACTAGATGGTGAACCCGTGCCCAGACCTATGCTCCCATCAGAACTAATCCTCATTCTTTCTGATAATGCACCACTAGTTACCTCGGTACTAAATGCTAAGTAAGCTGAATCATTTGCCCCATCATTTACTGCTGATATAGTTGCAAGTTGTCCATCAACTGCTCTGTTACCAAATGATATTTCACCTAATGTTCCATCGGTAGCTGATGTGTATTGCTCAAAGTACATTGTAGGTGAACTTCCAGAAGGAGGTGAGATGTGCAAAAACCCAGTTGGAGATTGCTCACCTATTCCGATTTTACCATCTGATGATTGAATAAAAAAAGCATGGGTATCCCCATTTGATTCAACTCTAAAATCAACATCACCAGAGCCTTCATTAATTACAACTTCACTTTGAGTTCCATTCTGTTTCATTGAAACAAGGTGAGTTGTATTACCATGAAAATCTATAACACCATCAGAGCTTTCATATATATATGTTCCACCTCCTCCACCATCAAGATATAACTTACCTGTAGCTTTTAATTTCATATCACCATTAGCCGTGTCTACTGTGAATACATCACCACCATCACCGTTAGCCCTTACAAGTAAAGCCTCTGTAGAGTCTACATCTATTACTTGTGTACCTTCTATAATTTCATCAAATGAAAGACTACCACCACCATTTACGGTCAAATCCCCAGATACAACTAAATCTCCGTCTATAGTGCCACCACTACTTAAACCTGTTGAGATAGCTTTTAACATTGAACTCTGCATTTAAATCTCCACTAGTCTTACTGCACCAGTTGTTGAACTGGTAGAGTTGTAATTGAAATACACCGTATTGCCTAGACCTCTTGGTATAGTCACAAATGTTAATGTGTTTTTAGGAATTAATAAGTCATTACTAGCATTTACATTAGTATCTGCTGAAGCACTAAAATTAAAATAAATTTCAACTGCACTATAAACCCCCAATGTAGCAGATGTAGTCGCTAAAGCAAGATGAATTGTGTTAGCCACATCTGCACTTGATCCTGCTGTCCCTGCCGAATTAACTGTCCATTCACCACCAACAGTAGCATTTAAAGACTCTTGTACTGATCTTTTATGTAGTTTTGCCATTTTAACTCCTAATAATTAATGCCAAGAACAACTTCTATATCCCCAACACTAAATGAGGGGGTCGTGTTCCCCGGGTCATCTTCACTCTGTATTTTAGCCGCCATGTAGACAGAGGTAGAATCATCTTCAGCCTGAAGTATTAAAGGAAGTTGTGGGCTTGTTTTGGTTGCACTTGGAAAAGCCTTATAGCCTTGCATAATTGTGTAAACCCTACCCCCACCCGGATTTTGCTGGAGGTTGTCACCATCTATGTATATACAACCAAGGTTTTTAGCACTTGCAAAGTCACTATCACTCATATTCCATGCAGAATTTACTGTCCCTGCACTTTGATTGGTCTGAAAAAACCATAATATGCAGTCAAATAAACTAGCAGATTTAGAATTGATTGTAATGTTTTTTAATTCTGAAGCCCCACCATTATATGCTACTGCATTTGGAATTTCAGTAGTAGTAAAAAATACATCATTGTTTGCATATGTTACACCTGTAATTGTGGGGGTAATTCTTATAGCAGACCTTCTTGCTATAATATTTACAGCTTCTTGTGTTGAATAGGTGTGAAATTTAGTTGCCATTGATTCTCCTAATCTCTAAGGTTAATGACCAAACCATGAACGAGCCTTAATAAATCTATTTTTTATTAGATTTCATTGAACTCTTTTTCTTTGGTTTTGACTCTTTTTTTGTTTCAGGTAAAAGACCCTTACCCTTTATTAATTCATAGCCATCTTGCACCATTTTTAGGGCTTTATTGCCATCTGTGGTGTGTTCATAGTGGTTATTCTTTTTTAAAATTATCATAATATTCCTTTTTAATAATGGGGGTAGAATCAACCACCCCCAGAATTAGTATCTTCAAGGTTTAAGGATTCAAAAACTCAATTCCTTTAACATGATTTGAAGTAGTGATTACTGCACCATAGATAATGTCAGCGACCACCTTAGTGCCGAGATATGATACATCATACTCCGACTGAACACGAATGTCCTGTTGAACTGCACACGCTATTGCGGACTTGTGCCT